TGTCCCAGCTATTGACCTGGTACAGAAAAAGCGGGGTATCGCTGGTCCTCCCGCTAGAGAGGCAGCTACCACTATCGAGGGTTCTATCACCTCGCTAGGTGCTGCATGGAATAACTTTGTTGCTGGTATCGGTAAAGACGGTATCGACCTAGAGCCTTTAGTTCAGAATGTAGTAGAGGCTTTAGGTAACGTTGTTCATAACGTTGTACCCGTTGCGGGTCGCATTATGGCGGGGCTGGGTTCGGCTTTAATTAACGCCGTTCCTCAAATGGTTCAAGGCTTGGGTTCGGCTATCTCAGACGCTTTAGCGGGTATCGGTATTACACTACCAGCCCTCAATATTGACGGTCAAATGTTCGACAATCTGAACGGCGCTTTAGACCCTGTAATGGAGCATATGCAGAACGTTGGCGATATGCTTGTAAGGGTATTCAATAACCCTACTGTACAGGCTGGTATAACCTCTATTGTTGGTTCGTTGAACGATATTGGAAACGTTCTAACCGCTACACTTGCCAGCGCTATTCAGTTCATTGTCGATATTTCAGAACCGTTTATACCCGTCATTGAGAATTTGGCTATTGCTATCATGCCTGTTCTTCAAGGTGCGTTCGAGTTCATAGCGGGCGTTTTAGCTGGTCTAGCCCCTATTCTGAGTATCGTCTTTGATGTCATTTCTGCACTAGCGAACATTATTGCGTCTGTTCTACTGGTCGCAATCGAGGCTCTACAGCCTTATTTAGAGGCAATAGGTGCTATCTTCACCCTTGTAGGCGCATACGCTCAAGCGCTGGGTATGGCACTTATGGAGGTATATAACGTTATTGTTGGTTCGGTACAAGTCGCATTGTCTAATATTTCTAACTGGATAAATAACGATGTTGTACCAGCCGTAAATATGTTCATGGCGGGCGTTAGGGCTTTAGGAACACTAGTTGGAGACGCTTTTAATTCAATGGTTAACGCCGTTTCAACTTTTGCGTCTAACTTTGCTAACGGCGCTAGACGTGCAGCCGATGATTTTGGAACAAACCTAAGAAATGGACTTAATACGGTAGTCAACGGCATAGGCTCAATCGGTCGCAATATCGTAGACGGCATAGTAGGCGGTATCAAGGGCGCTATTGGCAACGTTACAAGTGCGTTACGTGGTGGTATCGAGAGCGCAATCAACAACGTAAAGGGTTTCTTGGGTATCCACTCACCGTCTAGACTTATGCGTGACTTAATCGGCGTAAACATGGCAAAGGGTGTAGCGGTTGGTATTGATGTTGAGTGGAAAAAGTCTGACCCATTCAGCGGCATGAGACAGGATATTAACGACAATATCAACGGCGTTCAGTTGGATATTAGCCGTAATGGGTCTATGTTGAGTTCGTGGTCTAACGGTTCTTCTACAAGTACAGAAATCAATCAGACGTTTAATACTAACGTTGTACGTGCAGATGATGACCTGTATACCGCTGCTACAATCATTCATAGAAACGCACTGTATGAGGCTCAGGGGGTCTAAATGCAAACATGGCAAGCCGTCATTTCAAAGGGCGGGCGCAAGGTTCATATCAACGGTACGGGAGGGGCTACAGGTGCAGCCCTTAACGCCCGTACAATCAAAGGCTGGTACTCCACGCCACAGCCTAAGGTTAAACTGACAGAGCGTGAGAGTTCGGACGGCGCTCACGATGTAGAGCCTAACGCTGTACTCTACTCAGCCCGTACAGTCACGCTAGAACTATACGCAGAGGGTTCAGACCGTTCAGAGGTGCAGGAGGCTATTAACGAACTTCTAGCTATGGCACACGGGCTAGTTAAACTCCGTGTAAAAGACGATAATCACGATACATTCGTTGAGGGCTATCTAAGTGTTGACGTTAAAGCCGACAAAGCAACCCGCAACCGTGAAGAGGTAACTGTAACGGTAGTTTGTCCTAGACCTGAGAGGCTTTCAGAGGCTTTCTCCGTGGCGTTTATGACACCTAGCGTAAAAGGTTACGGCGGTTTGCAATATAGCCCCGTAGGGGTGCTTACATTCCCGCTTAGCTATGGAGTGGCAGCCGAAAGAGTAACGTCTATTTGCACAATCACTAATCACGGGACAGCTACCGCCTACCCTGTTATCACAGCAACGGGTAACCTACCGTTTGGCTTTACGGTGACTAATTCGGCTACAGGTGAACAATTAGGCTATTCAGACGGCGTTAGTTCGGCGCCCGTTATTCTTGACAGCCGTACAAGAACAGCAAGCGTTAACGGCGTTGATGTGACCCGTAACGTCTATTTGCGTGAGTTCCCTGTAGTGGGTGCAGGTGAGACTGTTACACTATCACTAGAGGCAGCTGGAACGGGTACGGTTGAGGTCAATTTGAGAGACACGTTTATTTAAGGGGTTCAATATGGCAAATGTAGCGTTTGGAGTTCGACAGACAGCGGACGGTATCGGTACAACCGATGTAGATATCCGTAAAATGTTGGCGCATAAGTGGGTTAACAAGGGCGTTGTAGGCGGTCTATCCGTTAAGGGTTCTACTGGTCTAACCTATATCGTGGGTGCTGGTATGGCAATCTGTTCAAAGGGAGCGGGAGACGGCTTTACAGAGGCGTATTTTGACGGTGGACAAACGCCCGCCGTTGCTGCTAATACCTCGTCTATGCCTAGAATTGACGTTGTCTATATCACAGCGCACGACAAAAGCAAGGGTGACAGCGATAACCTTGTAACTATTGGAGTAGTGCAGGGAACGCCTAACGGTACACCAAAAGCCCCTCAAGTTCCACAGTATGCGACAGAGGTCGCACGTATGCGCCTTGCAGGTGGTTCAACTTCAACAAATGGCGCAATCGAGGCAGAGAGTAGGCAGTTTGCCATTCCTTATGGTTCAAGCCTTGGCATTATTGCAGACGTAACAAATAAGACCACTACAGACGTTACCGCTGGTACACCTTGGACGTTTGCGAGTTCGTCTATTGTTTTGCCTACCGATAGAAATATCAACGTTAATATCTCTGTTTCTGTACAGGCTAAAGACCCTACTACTTATAACTGGCTGGGTAGTGGTTATGTAGACTGGCTGCTTGACGGTACAGTAATTAGAGCCTTTAGGTTCACTTGTAGCCCTGATACCGTTATTTCTCAGTGCTTTGAAGATGTCCTAGAGGTTGACGCAGGAAGTCATACCATTTCAGCCCGTCTATGGGGTTCGGGTGCAGCCCCCGCTTCAAACCTTACGGCGTCATACTATGCGGGTTCGTACCCCGGACAGCGCCTAATCATTTCAGACGGTGGAGTAAGTGCATAATGTGGACTACATACATTTTCGAGACAATGACGGGGGCGCTACTAGCCCCCGTAGACATACCTAGTCTAAGCTGGACGCAGACCGTTTCTAGTTGCTCACTATCGACTACCAAAGATAAGGGCGTAGGCAAGCTAGACGGTAGCGGTCTAGCTATCCCGTGGACAGCCTTGCCAGCTAAGACACAAGAGGCACGTAATGACCTGTTAGCACCTTACAAAAGGGGTTTAGTCTTATTGTGGAACGGTTCACCTGTTATCGCTGGAATTATTGGCACACGCACGGACACGCGGGAAGATACGGCGTTTAGCCTAATTAGCCCGCTTGATTTTTTGGCCAATCGTGTACTAGTCAGAGAAAATACGTTTGGTAAATCGTGGAACAATACCACCACGGACACAATCTATTTTTCCAACATGAGCCTTAGAGGTATAGCGTGTGAGATTGGCTACCTTGCCACAAACGCAAAGCCTAGCGGTTTTTTGCCTGTTGATTGGCAATATCGAGGTGAGAAAGGCAGTTCACAGCGTACCTATTACGGTTACAACGTGGCTAACAACGGGCTTAAAAAGCTGCTCACAGAGTTATCTAACGTTCAGAATGGACCTGATATACAGTTTAGACCCGTCCTAGAAGATAATAGGGTTAAATGGGTATTTTATGCAGGTTCAGAGGGTAACCCGTATCTCAATCAGACGGGTTCTATACCTACTCTAACGTGGCATAACGGCGAGGGAACAATAGAGGGTATAAAGGTTGCTCACGGTTCACCTGTAATGCGTGTTTACGGCACGGGAGCAGGTCAAGATGAGGGTACTCTATGCAGCCTTGTTCAAGATATGACCCTTGCAGAAAGACCACAGGGCTACCCGTTGATTGAAACGCACGTAGGCAGTAATGACTGGTCGAACGCTGGACTTGTTACTGCTCACGCTCAAGCCTCGCTAGACGCTGCAAGCCGTCCACTTATTCAGTTGACGGGTGAAGTCTACATAAATGATACAGGAAACGCAGTCACGCCCTCGCAGGTTTGGACAGGTCAAGAAGTGGACTTAGACCTATACGGTTACCCCTCAATGCCAAACGGCGTTTACAGGCTTAGACTTATGGAAATGAAAGGCAATTTGAGCGATAAAATATCGTTAACCTTTGACCCTATTTATGATCCATGGGAGAAATGATGAAACACGCAAAACTAGTAGGTCTACAATCACCCGTTGAGCAAATGGCAAACGTGGCAGCAAACGCAGCACAGGCAGCCCGTGAGACTGTAACACGCACTAGCGGGGTTATTTCTGTAGATAACTCAGACGGTACTAAGACCATTCTAGGCAGCGGGAACGGTGTAGCCTTAAATGTGGGTGACACTACCGCCCCTAGTAAGCCCGTAGGACTTGCCGCAGCGTCTCAGAATGGTTCAATCGTGGCATATTGGAGCGGTTCACTAGAGGAAGAAAAGCCCGCTGATTTCTATTGTGTATCTCTGTACGCTGAGAAAGACGGTACGCCCGTTAAAATGGGTGAATTGACCGCAGCGGGTTCTTGCATTATTAGCGGTCTAACCGTTGGAGACGTTTACAAGGTATACGCAACAGCCGAAGATAACACCTGCAATTATGACGGCTCACCCGCTCACAATGTAAGCGCAAAGAGTAACCCCGTTATGGTCGAGGTTCTAGGCGGTGGCAGCGGTGGCAGCGCTGATATTGACAGGCTCAAAGCCCTAGCCGAACAAGCAGCGAAAGAGGCTAAAGAGGCTAAAGCTACAGCAACAACAGCAAAAGAGGCGTTAGACGATATGCAAAATACGTTTTCTCACGATAGCGAGGGCGCACACGTAGGCAGTAAAACAGGCATACATACAACTATCGACCGTCAAGGTATGAAGTTGCTGAACGGTACAACACAATTAGCGTCCTTTGATGCTGGAATGGTTACGCTAGGCGGTACAGCGCTCAATATCGTAGCTGGATACAGCAACGGTAGAGACGATACACGCTCAACACTTTTAACGTGTGCAAGCTTGCTATTAAGACCAACAGCGGGGTTTGGTGTAGAGGCTAAGGCTATGAGTACCCGTCTTTCAAGCGATGACAGAATGAACACCACAGTTATCGGCGCAAACGTTGACGGGTTGAGCGTATCGGTCAATAACAATGCTAGCAAGGTCGACATTACGTTTGAACAGCTGGTAAAGCTGCTAAAGTTCACGCCTTGGATTACTTTGCAAGATGACGGTATTTGCCGTGTTCGCTATGCCTTACGTGGTGGAATGTTATATCTTGATTGTTACCTTGCAGCTGGTTATGCAACCCGTACCACCACGGCGCAACTATCTAAAGACTTATTACCAGCAATCGAGGGCTATCACCCTATGGGAACACAGACAGGCAACAATACCGCTAAAATTTGGGTTGGTTCGGCTAACGGTAATGACGGTCATATTTACTTGTATAACTGGTCTAGTGGTTATGCTACTGGAATTATCCCGCTGCTACCTCAGAGCATGGAATAGCGCATATAATAGAAATGACAGACGGGTTATATTCGTATTCTTATTCTAAGGCGGTGAATAATGCACGGTAACATTACGGGTGATATGCTAATTTTCGTGATTGGTCTAGTATCTTCATTCTTGGGTTGCATGGTATCTATTTCGACTATACAGGGTCGAGGCAAGGAACAGCGACAGCGTGAAGATGAATGGAAAAGCTCAATCACCAACACGTTAACACGCCTAGAAACCCGTCAACAGGTCATGAGTGAGCAAATGAGCAGCTACCAACAGTCATTAGCTGAAGTGGTTTCTACAGTGGGTAAACACACGTCTGAATTGGCGGTAGTTGGCATTATTGCACGTAGGGCTGATGACGTTTCAAAAAAAGTTCAGACCGACCTAACAGAGGTCAAAACAGACGTAAAAAACCTAGGCAATCGTATAGAGAAACTGGAGAATTAAACTATGGTTAATCTTAAAGTACGCATGAAGAACAAGGCTTTTTGGCTTGTACTTATTCCCGCCCTGCTTATTTTGGCACAGGTTGTAGCTGGTATCTTTGGCTATAAAATCGAGATTGAGGGCGTTACTAATCAAGCTATGGCAGCCGTAAACGCCCTGTTTGCAGTCCTTGCTATTCTTGGAATTGTCAACGACCCAACAACAGCGGGTTTCTCTGATAGTGACCGTGCAATGACTTATACTCAGCCTAGCGCTAAGCCCTCTAGTGAGGTTATGTAATGTTAAAAGGTATTGACGTTAGCGGTTATCAGCCTTGCTACTCCACGTACTCAAGCGGGTATGTGGAGACTGCATATAGCGGGTCTGACTTTGTCATCGCTAAAGCTACGCAGGGTACTAGACCGCTTAACTCGCATATGGTTAGACAGCTTGAACGTGCAAAGGCAGACGGTAAACTAATCGGCGTTTACCACTACGCAGAGGGTGGTTCACCTGTAGCCGAGGCAGACGCTTTTATTTCATGCGTTAAGGACTATGTGGGTGAGGCTATTTTATGCTTAGACTGGGAAAATGGAGACAATGACGCATGGGGTTCTACAACGTGGTGTAGGCAGTTTGTAGACCGTGTACACGCCCTAACGGGTATTTACCCGCTTGTTTATACTTACCCCGCTGGTAGGTCACAGGTTGCGTCATGCGCCGATGTTTCTGCCCTATGGATAGCTGGTTACCCTGACAACCGCTTTAGCTGGGACTTGCCACAAATGGACTACAGCACGGGCGCATGGTCTGACTGGACTATTTGGCAATATTCAAGTGCAAACGGCAACATTGACCTAAACGTTGCTCAACTGGATAGAGCGGGCTGGGTTCGGCTTGCAGAGGGTGACAAAGCAGCTACAGGCTTTACCCCTCACTGGGTACATAATTCTGTTGGTTGGTGGTACGCTACCGCTCCTAACGACTGGTACGCCGATACATGGCAGCTTATTGAGGGGGAGTGGTATTACTTTGATCCTAACGGCTACGCTGCTACGGGCTGGGTACGTTACGGTGCGTATTGGTGCTATATGCGTGAGACCGCCGACAATCGACAGTGTGCAATGGAGACGGGTTTTGTCGAGGTAAACGGCTCAATGTATTACCTTTACCCTAATGGTGGCGCTCCACGTGGCACTATGGCAGTAGGTAAGTTTGAGGTAGACGGTAAAACCTACATTACAGACGCTATAGGTCGTATTCAGTCTAACGCCGTTGTAGTCCATGACGGGCTAGCTTACGCAGTCGATACAGACGGTACAGTTAAGAGCGGTACACTCAGCGTTTCTACAAATGAAACGGGCGCAATCACTAAGCTGAATTAGTGTATACTGTTCCTACACGGTCTACTCCTCCGCCGTGCATAACCCCGCTAGTTAACGAGGCTAGCGGGGTATTTTTGTGTAGAAAATATGTAGGAAAATATTTATAAAATTGTTGTTGACAGAGCGCAACACAAGGCATATAGTTATAGCTAACAAAGGGAAACAAAGAGAGTTCCCGACACGACCGAGAGGAATTAAAAATGAAGTGGACAGCTTACTACAACGCAAAGAACCTATTTACTAACGAGGTTGAGCGTGTTTATCTTGGCAAGTCTTTCAAAACAAAAATGGAGCTGGTCGATTATCTAAAGTGCGTAGGTTTTGCTGCACCAGACTACCTACTCAGAGATAATCAAATGGCAAAATATAATATGAGGCAAAAAAGCGCCGAAACTATCTACCTTGTTAAAGAGTAATTAGTCAATTAACCCCCCCCCGCAAAGGGCGGGGGGGGGATTCATACCGTTGAAAGGTGGCACTGTGGCAAAAGTGTATTCAGTTCTAAGCGATGTCAGAGAGGAATTAAACGTACCAAAAGACCAATACAACGCATTCGGTAAATACAAGTTTAGAAACCTAGAGAGCATTAACGCAGCGTTGAAACCGCTATGCAAGAAATACAAATGCGGTTATTTCATGACTGATAACGTTGTTCTTATCGGTGAGCGTTACTACACACAGGCTACTGTAACGTTCTATGTCGAGGGTTGCGAGGAAACAGTAACGTCTGTAGCGTATGCCCGTGAAGAGAATGAGAAAAAGGGTATGGACGCTGCACAGATTAGCGGTCTAGCTAGTTCCTATGCGAGAAAATACGCTATTTGCGGTCTGTTTGCGGTTGACAGCGGGGAAGAAGTAGACGCACTTGATAATCGACCCGCTGAGACAGCCCCTAAGACACGAACAGCAACACGAACGACTACTACACGTAGGACACAGCAAACCACCCCGCAAAAAGCCTCTGAGAGCGTTACAGAGGAAACGCTACAAAACAAGGTTTTAGAGTTCGCAAATCTGAGGGGTAAAACGGTAGATGACGTTATCAAGGCGCTAAATATCACGCATGCAATGAAAAAACTAGGCGTAACCACTGAACAGATTGAGTACACAGACAATCAGAGAGCGGCAGCGGTAGGAATTGTTACAAGTTGGCTAACACAAGTCAAGAAAGAGGGTTAAACATGAGAGGCATTAACACAGTAAGTCTAAGCGGTAACCTTACTAGAGACGCAGAATTGCGTTTCACGGCGGGCGGTACGGGTATCTGTTCGTTTGGTATTGCGGTCAATGACAGCCGTAAGAACTCAACTACGGGTCAATGGGAAGATGTACCAAACTTTTTTGATTGCAATATTTTCGGCGCAAGGGCTGAGAGCATTACCGACTACCTCGCAAAGGGTACTAAAGTTTGTCTAACTGGTAGGCTTCATCAATCAACATGGGAAACCAAAGAGGGTTCTAAGCGTTCCAAGGTTGAAGTGATTGTAGACGTTATCACTTTCATGTCAACAAAGCAGGATAAGCCCGTTCAGTATCAGACACAGGCAGATATTAGCGATAACACAGATATGTATGACGCTGATATCCCGTTTTAAGGCGTAATTGTGTAGTAATTGTGAACGCTATTTGTTGTTGACAACTCGCAACAAAGCCCCTATAGTAGGTATCAACAAAGTAGCCCCGCTGCAAAGGGTGGCGGGGCGCTAAAGAAAGGATAGAAACATGGAGAAAGACGTTATCAAGATTGAGCGAGAGCAGCTAGAGGAATTAGTCACAGTAGGGCTAAAAGTCGTTGTAAATTGGTCTCTTATTAGTGAGTGTAATGACGAAGAGGTGGGCGCTTTTCTTTTTGCTAGATTTGAGGAGAATATCAAGCGTCTAGCAAAGGCAGCGGGTAGCGTACATGACAGTATGCAAGAACTAAACGACCTGTAATGTTTCAATCGTTCATTGTAAGGGGCGAGGTAAGAGGTAAGCCCCGCCCTAGATTCTCAAGCCGTGGTGGCTATGGCAGGGCTTACACGCCCGCTAGCTACATGAAGTATGAACGCTCCATAGCTAAGGCGTACACAGAGGCGGACGGTAAGAAGTTCAGCGGGGCGGTGAGTGTATCAATCTTCATTCACAGGGAACTACCAAAGAGCCGACCTAAACGTCTTTTAGCTGAACTAGACACGTCTAAGCCTGATATAGATAACGTTTCTAAAGCAGTCCTAGACGCACTAAACGGGGTAGCTTATGACGATGATAAACAGGTTACAAGCCTACACGTGGCAAAACTACCACGAACTAGAAACGAAAGTTTCATAAGGGTAACAATTATAGGAGGATAAAACATGAAACTAACTAATGAGTTAAACCTACCTCAACCATTCGTAGACGCAGCTACTAGCGATTATCAATATACGGATAAACGCTACAGTGTTACGTCTGTTCTAAAGGGTACAAGAGAGGCAATTTTACAACGGCGACACTCAGATGAAATCGAGACAGACGTTTCTGAAATGGTATGGGCTATCTTCGGTTCAGCGGTTCATAAGATTCTAGAGCAGTCCGAGGAAACAGCCGACCAGCTAAAGGAAAATTGGCTATCTGTAGAAGTACAGAACGGTTATGAGTTGAGCGGTATCTTTGACCTGTACGATGACGCTACCGGAGCGGTAACCGATTACAAAACCGCTACCGTGTGGAAGTTCATCTATAAAGAGTTTGATGACTGGCGCACTCAATGCCTCGCATATGTTTGGTTGTTGCGTAAAATCGGTTTTAACGCCCGCCGTGGTGAAATCGTGGGAATGCTCAAAGACCACTCTAAGACTAAGGCAAAGACAGACCATACCTACCCACAGCACCCCGTGCAGCGTATCGGCTGGAACTTTACCGACAAAGACCTGAAAGAGTTTGAGAGTTGGCTCAAAGCGAAGTTTGCAGAAATTGAGCAAGCCGAGAAATTGAGCGATGATGATTTGCCTATTTGCTCAGACGTTGAGCGTTGGCATAAGCCCGATAAATACGCTGTTATGAAAGAGGGGCGTAAAGCAGCCGTCAAACTCTACGATAGCGAGGAAGAGGCTAACGCTAGAGTTGAGGCAGAGGGTAAGGGTTTCTACGTTGAACACCGAAAGGGCGAGGATAGCAAGTGCCTCAATTACTGTTCAGCGTGTGAGTTTTGCGGCCACTACAGGGAGTTGATGAACAATGCTGAGTAAAGAAGAGCGTAAGACAATCGCTGAGAGAATAAGCGAAGAGTTCGACTACACAGAAAATGGTGAAGTTTATGAGGCTCTTATTGGCGAGGAAATTCCCGACAATACGGCTTGGGAAACAGATCGTAAGGTTGTTCGTGACCGTCTGATTGAATTGTGTGACACGTCCAACATGATTGAGTTACCGCTGGACAAAGACGGTGAAGTTATCCATATTGGAGATACGGTATTTGACGATTATGGCAGTGAATGGGTGGTAAATGGTATTAAATTTAATAGTAACGGCGTTCTTATTGACGTTTGTCTAGGCGGTGAGTGTGCTAAGATTCTACCGTCTCAACTAACGCACAAACAGCCCGCGACAATTCAAGACATTAGTAAGCGTATGCAAGGCGTTCTAGAATATTATTTGTTTTCCGTTGATAGCAATTTGCATACAGAACTTGTTAGCATTGCAGACCAACTAAAAGAGTTAGCAGGTAAAGATGAATAGCGTATTTATCGAGGTAGAGAGTAATATCGGCGATGAATTGTATATAAATATGGATAAAATCGTTCTTATTCACCGACCTAGTAGAACTGTTTGCCTTGATATGGTAGACGGGTCAGGTAACGGGGTAGTATCGCTATCAGAGGCTTCAATAGATAAGCTGGTAGACAGTATTCATGTTATGGATAAACCTGCTAAGACTGTAACCGTTAGAACTAGGCTTTTGTGATGGCTATGCGAGAGGGCTTCATTGTTATTCAGTCTTTTATGAGGTCAGAGTTAGGACTGAAAGGAAACGAACTGATTATTTACGCCCTAATCTACGGGTTTTGTCAGTCAGAGGGTCACAGTTTCCACGGTTCAAGGCAGTATATAAGAGACTGGACAGGGTGCAGTCTATCAACTGTATCAAACGTGCTTGCTGGTTTGGTTGATTGTGGTTTACTGGTTAAGTCCGAGACGGTAGTCAATGGCGTAACGTTCAACTCTTACGTGACTACACGGCGCAAACGGGAAGTACCACAGAGAGAGACCGCTGAAACACCCGTAGAGGGCGTGAGAGCCGTTATAGAGCATTTGAACGAGGTTACGGGTAAATCATATGACTATAGACGTGATAGCAGTTCTAAACCAGTTACAGCCCGTCTAAACGATGGTTACACCGTTGAGGACTGTATCAAAGTAATAGACGTGAAAGCGTCTGAGTGGTTAAGAACGGATATGAGGCAGTATCTAAGACCTGAAACCTTGTTTAGAGCGTCAAAGTTCGAAAGTTATCTACAGCAAGCGCCTACAGAGGTTTTAGAGTGTGCTTTTTAAGGGGTAAACGTGGTTGATGTACTTAAAGGCTATGAGAGCGTAGACGTTCCCGTGTGCGATGTTTGCGGTAAGCCTAAAGCCTACCTGCATAAAGGTATGTTGTTTCCTTGTATGTGCGATTGCCAAGTTAAAGAGCATGAGGCAGCCGAGGCAGCCGAGAGGGCTAACACCCTCAAAGCTGCACGGGCTGAGAGGGTTAAAACAGCGTTTCAGTTCGAGGAAATGGCAACGCAAACGTTCGAGGCAGCGGACGGGCTACACGGTGTAGAGCAGTTGGCAAAGTGCGAGAAGTACGCTAATAGGTGTATCGAGGGCGCTAATTATGGGTTATTGCTTTTTGGCAGTCCAGACGGCGGGAAAACATACGCTAGTTGTGCTATCGCTAACAAGGTAATAGACGCAGGTAAAAGCGTCATTATGCGTTCAGTACCTCAAGTAGTGGTATTCAAAGACACTACAGAGAAAAGGGCTACAGAGCGTCTATTAGGTCAGCTGCTTAGTTGCGACTTGCTAATACTTGATGACTTAGGCGCTGAACG